TGCGCACCGACCGACGCTCGACGATAGACCACACAGCCTCAGCATCTTCGGTCGACGCTGCGATGAACCAACGGAACGGATTTTCCCGGAAGGTATACCAATCCATCTGCGAGAGCGTCAGCCCGGCGGCTTCGAGCTCGTGCAGGTCAATGCCCAACAGAATCCGCAGCTTGTTGTGGAAGTCGCCCGTGCGGCCGGCGGATGTGGTAAGGTCGTAGCGCATGCAGAAGCCCTCGTGTTGCTGGTCCAGCCTATTGCATACGCGCAATAGAAAGGCAAGCCCCACGAAGCTACGATCGATCGCCAGCCTGCCGCTTGACCGTGGCCTTCAGCCTAGACCCCGGAGCCTCAACACGAGGACCCACAGGAATCGCCAGCCCCTCAGTCGGATGAGCCTTCACCACTGCAGGCGCAGTCGCATTGATCAGAGCCCGAACAGCCTGAGCCTGCGACTTGTTGATCCGCTTGGCGAAGGCGTCGAGCTTGGCGCGCTCGTCATCGGATAAGGTAACGATGAAGCGGTAGGGCATGGGGACTTGGTAACACGGCGCTGTCGGTGATATCAAATACCTCATGCCTCGCCAGTCTGAGTACACCCACGAGATAGCCGCCGTCTTCTGCCGTCGCCTCATGGCAGGCGATAGCGTGCGCAAGATTTGCGACGCAGACGACATGCCCGACAAGTCGACGATCTATGTGTGGCTGTCGGAACAGCCGGCATTTGCCGACCTGTACATGCGCGCCCGCGCGATAGCCGGCCATGCGACCGGAGACGAAGCGGACCAAGTCAAAGAGAAGCTGGAGGCCGGTGAGATCCCGCCTGATGTCGCTCGTGTTATGCTGGACGCGATCAAGTGGTCGGCCGGCAGGAAGAACCCTCGCGTTTATGGAGAGCTTCAGCGGCATGAGCACGGTGGACCAGATGGCGCGCCGATCCCCGTTCGGCTGGAGTCGCTGAGCGATGCCCAGCTCGCAGGTTTCCTTGGACGTCTCGACGCTGCAGTCAATGCGCGCGCGAGTGGCAGCGGAGATAGCGCGCCGGAAGCGGGAGCGGACGGATCGGCTGACGAGGTTTCAGAATGACCCGGTCGGCTTCGTTGAGAACCACCTGCTGGGCTTCTACTGGTCCAAGCAGCGGGAGATAGCCGAGCGGGTCGCGACGCATCGTCTGGTCGCAGTTCCATCGTGCCACGACGCGGGCAAAAGTTTTTTAGCCTCTAGCCTCGCGGCATGGTGGGGAAGCTGCCACGAGCCTGGAGAGGCGTTCGTGGTCACCTTGGCCCCCACTGCGCCGCAGGTCAGGGCCGTCATCTGGAGAGAACTGAAGCGCGTGCATAGGAGCGGCCAACTTCCCGGCCGCGTGCTCACGACTGACTGGAAGCTCGACGACGGCGAGTTGATCGCCATGGGCCGCTCGCCGAAGGACACCGACCCGACCTCGATCCAAGGCATCCACGCCAAGTACGTGCTGATCATATTGGACGAAGCGACGGGGATTGGGAAACCGCTCTGGGACGCCGTCTCATCCCTGGCCGCGAACGAATACTCGCGCATCCTGGCGATCGGCAATCCGGACGATCCGTCGACTGAATTCCATGAGGTCTGCAAGCCTGGCTCAGGCTGGGAGGTGATCCCAATCTCAGCATTCGAGACCCCTAACTTCACTCAGGAGCCCGTTCCGGACTTCCTGCGCCCGCTGCTGGTCTCGCCGACGTGGGTCGAGGAGCGCAAGCGGCGATGGGGTGAGAGCTCGCCGGTCTACCAGTCCAAGGTGCTGGGCAAGTTCCCTGAGCAGGCGAGTGACGGCCTCTTCATGTTGAGTGATATCACCAAGGCCGCAGCGAGGGAGCTTACGCCCGGCGATGATATCAATGAACTCGGCGTGGACGTGGCCAGGTATGGAACGGACTTCACCGTGGTCTATCATCGTCGCGGTCCGGTCGCCCGTCGGGTGATGAAGGTGAATGGCCGAGATACCATGGAGATCGCCGGCTCCATCCTGCGCTTGGTCAACGAGTTGGGCGTCAAGCGGGTGAAGATCGACGACATCGGCCTGGGCGGAGGCGTGACCGATCGCCTAAAGGAGCTGGCCAACGAATATGGCTCGGACGGCCTCAGGCGCATGAAGGCCGAGGTCGTGCCGATCAATGTCGGCTCCAGGCCCAATGACGAAGACGGCGATGAGAAGTTCGTCAACCTCCGCGCCGATCTGCACTGGATGCTACGTGAGCGCCTGCAGGACGGCCTGATCGACCTCGACCCGGACGACATGGACGTGCAAGCGCAGATGGCCGATATCAAGTACAAGGTGAAATCGACAGGGCAAATTCTGGTCGAGTCGAAGGACGACATCAAGAAGCGCGGCCGAGGCTCTCCGGACGATCTGGACGCCCTCATCTTGGCTTTCGCCCCAGGAAGCACGACACTGCAAATCTGGGAACGGCTCGGGAGGGGCTGAGCGGCGATGAGTCTCGCGAAGGCAGCCGGCGTCTACCGCATCCGCCACGTGCCCACAGGGCGCAGCTATGTCGGGCAGGCGGGCAACATCCGTGGGCGCTGGGCTCGGCATCGGCATGGGCTGCGCGCTGGCGTCCACCACTCGACGTTCCTCCAGCGCATGTGGGACAAGTACGGCGAGAACGAGTTCGCTTTCGAAATCCTGCTCGTCTGCCGGGTCCAAGACCTCGACTTCTACGAGCAGCGTGCGCTTGATGTGCTGAAGCCCGAATTCAATACGGCGAAGGTCGCGGGGTCGACGCGGGGAGTAAAGCCAAGCCCCGAGTCCATCGAAAAGAACCGCCTCGCCCAGCTTGGGAAAAAGCGGTCTCCGGAAACATGCGAGCGCATCCGGCAGGCGAAGCTCGGAAAGAAAGCCACTCCGGAGCATCGCGCGGCCGTGAGTCGAGGCCGCATGGGGATCAGGCCGTCCGCCGAGACGACAGAGAAGAACCGTCAGGCTCAGCTCGGACGTTCGGCCAGCCCAGAGACTCGGAAAAAGATCAGCATCGCCAACTCTGGAAAGAAACGGACGCCCGAGACCATAGAGCGTATGCGCATAGCTGCGACGGGACGCACGGCCAGCGAAGAAACCCGCGAGAAAATGCGTGTTGCACAGACGGGCCGGAAGCATTCCGAAGAGACGCGTCGCCAGATGAGCGAATCGGCCAAGCGCTACCGAAAAGGGGTTCGCGACAATGCCTCGTAAGGTGTCCGTCAAAGGCGTGGCGCAAAGAGAGCAGCGCCTCAACGACAAGGTCGCAGAGAAACTGCGCGCCGATGGTCGGGACTTAAGTAGAGTTGCAGACTCGTTCCAGAACTTTGCACTAAAGTTAGGTATGGGCACAGATAACGCCCTATCAGAGTCAAGTTACGGATTCTCGCCTATAAGTAGAATTCGCACGTTACTTGAGTGGATACACAGAGGAAGCTGGCTGGGGGGGATCAGCGTCGATCTTGTTGCTGATGACATGACCCGTCGAGGCATCGAACAAACCTCCACGATGCAGCCGGGCGAAGTCCAGAAGATCGACCAAGCTGCGAGCCGCCTCGAAATCTGGACGCAAATCAGGGACAACACGGCGTGGTCGAGGCTGTACGGCGGATCGATCGGCATGGTGATGATCGACGGCCAGAATCCCTCGACGCCATTGAGGGTCGACACGATCGGGAAGGGCCAGTTCCGCGGCATCCTCGTGCTGGACCGCTGGCAGGTCGAACCGTCGCTGAGTGATCTTGTGCAGGACAATGGGCCACACCTGGGCCTGCCGAAGTTCTACACCGTGAACAACGACGCGCCGGCCATGCGGTCGATGAAGATCCACCACAGCCGGGTTGCGTTCCGCCAGGAGGGCATTCGCCTGCCGTACTGGCAACGGGTTCAGGAGAACCTGTGGGGCGTGAGCGTGCTCGAGCGGCTCTATGACCGCATGGTGGGCTTCGACAGCGCCACGACTGGCATGCTGCAGCTGGTCTACAAGAGCTATCTGCGCACGTTGAAGCTCAAGGGCTTCCGTGAGGCGGTTGCTGCCGGCGGCCCGGCGCTCGACGGCGTGACCAAGCAGGTCGACATGATGCGCCGCTTCCAGAGCCAGGAAGGCATCTCGATCATTGACGGCGATGACGAGTTCGATGTCCAGGACCACGGGAGCTTCGCCGGCATCGCCGAGGTGCTGCTACAGGCAGGCCAGCAACTCGCCGGCGCCCTTCAGATCCCGCTCGTGCGGCTGTTCGGCCAGTCACCAGCTGGCCTGAACTCAACGGGCGATAGTGACCTCGCCACGTACTACGAGGGCATCCTGAAGGCCCAGGAGAAGGACCTGCGGCCTGGCGTAGATCTGACCTATCGCTGCATCGCAAAATCGGAAGGGATTGTCCTGCCCGATGATTGGAATTTCCAGTTCCAGTCGCTGATGACCATGTCGTCAAAGGACAAGGCGGACGTGGCCAACGCCATCACC